GCACGCCGGTACCGGTGGCGGTAACGTGCCCACCATTTCCATCGCCCCCACCAGAGTTATTAAAATCGCCTCCGACCCAGAATTTGTTGGACGATGTGCTCAAACCACAGTCCAGCTCATAACGCTGCAGGACTGGGTCAGGCAAAACTTGGAGGTCAAATGAACGTAGCGGATAGGATAACAATGTTGTGTTGCGCAACATTATCGATGGTTATGGTAGCGACTGTGGGAGTGGTTTTGGTAGGATTGTTTGACCCTCAAGTAGATAACAACGAAATATTTAAAATGATAACACCCGCATTTAATACGATTGTAGGTGCTTTTGTTGGGACTATAGCTGGTATAAAAATAGGTAAAGATAATGCTTAATAATTGGGATAAATCATTTGAGCTTGTTATCAAAAGTGAGGGTGGTTTTACAAACGATCAAAACGATCCCGGCAACAGGATGCCGGACGGTCGCCAGGGTTGCACAATCTGGGGCTGTACGCAGAAAACTTGGGAGGCCTACGTCGGGCACCAAGTCACGCAGGACGACATACGTAAATTGACAAAAGAGGACGTCAAACCCCTGTACAAAAAAGAGTACTGGGACAAGGTCTCCGGGGACTCTTTACCGGTCGGGATAGACTACCTGCTGTTTGATTTCGGTATCAATGCCGGGCCGAAGACTAGCGTCAAAACGCTCCAGAAGGCCCTCAAGCTCTCCGATGATGGGGTCCTTGGCCCAAACACCATGCTTGCAGTAAAAACCGCCGACCCGATCGCATTGGCCAAAAAGTTTGGCTCTGAGAAGATTCACCACTATGAGAACCTGCCGACCTACCCACGATACGGCAAGGGCTGGCTGGCTCGAGTGGCTCAGGTTGAAAAGGTTGCTATTGAGATGATTGGGGCATAAAAATCCAATTTTTTGCATTAGTAGTAATAGGCAGGGATTGATCACCCCTGAAAAATAACAACTTACCCTAGGGAAATAAAAATGGAAGGCTTCAAAAAGTTACCAAAGATGCAGTGCTTTAAGGAAGGCGGTCACATTAAGAGTGACTACGTCACCAAAAAAGAGCTCAAACTTGAGGAAAAGCGGGACGAGTCGAAAGACAAGGCCATGATCAAGAAGAGCTTCAAACAGCACGATGAGGCCGAGCACGATAAAGAGCCGACCGAGATTAAACTCAAGCGTGGCGGTCGTGCCAAAAAAGACTGCGGTACAGTCAAAAAGTACAAGACCGGCGGCGGTGTGTATGGTGCCAAAAAGGATGAGGCCGACAAAAAAGCGATAGCCGAGGAGAAGAAAATTGTACCCAAAAAGGCTGCAGCCCCATCCAAGGCGGCAGAAAAGTCTAACTTCCGTGGCAGCGATGTCGAGAAAGAGAAGAGCAAGCCATCCGACGGCGTGGACAAGACGAGAAAAGTCAAACCAACCGGCGACAAGAAAGCCATGGCACCCTCGGCTGCATTGACTGAGACACCTTTCCAGGCTCAGGAAGATCTTCCTGGATATGCAGATGGACGCAGCGTGGCTGAATACTTGCGTGATAAGTTTATGGGTACAACGGCACAAAATGCACAGGCACGCCGGGACATGCAAAATTTGGCACAGCAGCAGCCTGGAATGATGGGCCGTGCAGCAGCCGCAGGTAACGCAATGGATGCTGCGACTCTCGGTGCGGCGCAACCTACAAACTTGGGACGTGCAGCCACAAACGCACCTGCGCAGCCAGGGATTACCCCAGGCCGCTACAATGAGGGCGGCGACGTCCACATTCACCACCACTACCATGGTGCAAACGGTCTAAGCGATCCTTACTAAGGGGGCGGTATGCCAATAAAATCAGAGGCTCAACGCAAGGCGATGTACGCCGCAGCAGAGGGTAAGAGCAATATCGGCATCCCCAAAAAGGTGGGCAAGGAGTTTGTCAAGGCGGGGGCCGCCAGCAAAAACTTGCCCAACAAGGTGCCCAAAAAGGCATCCGGCAGGGGGCGATAGCAGATGGCCGACTACTCGGGCACTTACAACCAGACCCAGATCACGGTCGGGCAACTCATTGAGTATGCCTTCCGTGCGGCTGGTAAGACGGCCGAGGAGCAGACTCCGGAGTATATAAACGCCGCAAAGCAGGCGCTTTACTACATCCTGATGAACCTCTCCAACCGTGGTGTAAACCTGTGGATGCTGAAGTCTGTGCTGCTCGGTACAGTTGCAGACCAGACTGTGCTGCCCATGGCTCCCGAGACTATTGACGTGCGTGAGGCAAACTGGAGGTATCTAGTAACGCCTCAAATATCTTCAGCTCTGCCGATAGATAACATCGGATCCCCCGCAATTTTCGATGGCACACTCAGCACTTTTGCAACCTCTACACTTACTGAAAACTGGTTTGGTGCCGCATACCAGAGCCCTCAGCGCATGTTTCAGGTTGGCTTTAATGCCTACGTCCCCGGGAGCGGAACCGCCACATACAACTTGATTCTAGAGTCAAGCGAGGATGGTGTTACTTGGATCACGGCGCAGACGTTACCAGCAGTTACTCTCTCCGACAAGGAATGGTTTTATTACGAAATTGATCCTTCCCAATCGCACTATTTTTACCGACTCCGGTCAACTTCAGGCACAGTATTTTCTCTTCGACAGATTGTATTCTCATACACGCAGCAAGATATTCCACTAGCCAGACTTAATAGGGACGACTACTGGAACCTTCCAAATAAACAGTTTACGAGCCAAAGATCTTTGCAGTACTGGTTTGACAGGACGCTGGATCCAGGAATGTATCTGTGGCCGATTCCAAGCAATGACTTCCAGTGCTTTCAGTTGGTTATTGAGACCAAACTGATGGATGCCGGTAACCTCTCTAACAAACTCTACGTGCCCGAGCGTTGGCTCATGGCGATACAGTCCTGGCTCAGTCACGAGATGTCGATCCAGTTGCCTGGTGTTGACTTGGCACGCATCCAGTACCTTGAGGGCCAGTACGCCAAGTGGCTGCAGCAGGCGGAGGATGAGGAGAGAGACAAGTCGCCGATATACTATCAGCCCAACATAAGTTACTACACGAGATAACATGAGCGTACCAGTCCAAACATACGACTCACTTGTGGCTGACGTGATCAACTACAGTGAGCGTGACGATGCACAATTCATTGCACAGATACCCAGCCTGATTTATTTGGCCGAGCAGGAGATTGCTGCCCAGGTCAAGACGCTGCTGCAGTTGACTGTCGTCAACACGACGCTAGTATCTGGATCTCAGGGTGCCGTACTTCAAAAGCCTGCACGATGGAGGAAGACGGTATCGATGAGCGTCAATGGTGAGCCGATCGTAAAACGCAGCCAGGATTATGTCCGGCAGTTTCAGTACGAGGTATCCTCTGGTCAGCCTCTCTACTACGCAGATTACGACTACAATAACTGGTCCCTGGCCCCAGTACCTGATCAAGCGTATCCTGTCCAGATTACTTACTACAGCCTGATACAGCCACTGAGCTCAGACAACCAGGAGAACCTAATCACGAGAGAGGCTCCACAGGCACTCTTGTATGGGACCCTGTTACAGGCGCAGGGGTACCTGAAATCTTTGGACAAGATTGCAGTCTGGAAATCGTACTACGATACGTCGATGGCTGCCCTCAAGGCGGAGAACAACAGCCGCAACATAGACCGAAATACAACCATCCAAGAGCCATAAATGACGACATTCACATCACCGTTTACCGGCGACATTGTCGAGCCGACAGACGTAAGCTATACACCAATATCGTTCGGTTCCAATGTCACTCTGGCATGGCCAGCATACGTGCCGCCAAACTCTTCGCAGATCGCTGCTGCGAGGATTATGGAGTGCACCGCTACTGCTACCGGTTTGACAATCATACTACCCCCTGGAAGTCAGGGCTCCGTTGGTACGGATATCCTGATCCGCAACGTCGGCAGCAACTCCTTTACAGTCACTGATAGCGCAGGGTTTGAGTCTGCCACGGTTGCAGCGGGTCAGGCACGATACTTCTACCTGACATCAAACACGACCGATGCGGGTACGTGGAGCAACTTCACGTACGGTACCGGGACATCCTCCGCAGATGCTGCATCCTTGGCGGGTGCCGGACTATCTGCCTTGCTGGGTAAGTTAGTCACTTCAAACGTCGTCGTAGAGGCCTTTACCAATCCTACGCTGAACGAGACTGACCGTGGCACGACGTACGTCTGGACGGGTGGTGCGAGTCCATTCACGATGCCTACATCGGCCAACATCAATCTTGGCTGGTACCTCATGCTGCGCAACAGCGGTACCGGTGCCCTGACAGTTACGCCCCAGGGTACATCAACAATCAACGGCAATACCAGCCAAGTATTTAACCCCGGCGACTCTGCGATTATTGCGTTTGAGAAAACCACCGGCAACTTTTTTACCGTCGGTCTGACAAACCAGAACGCAGTCACGTTGACGTCCAGCACGTACGACGTGGACAGTATTGCAGGCAACTCTCTGAGCCTCGTCAGTAATGCGCCAAACATTCAGTCCTACGTCGCACTCTCCGGTACACGTACGCAGACTTTGGTGGTCACGCTGCCTACTATTACACAGCTGTATGTGATCAACAACAACACGGGGCACTCTGGCTACAACGTATCGTTCCAGGTCAGTGGCAGTTCGCAGACTCCTGTACCATTCCCGACAAACACCGTATCGTTAATTTTGACAGACGGATTGAACGTCTACATACTTACTTCGGTGGGTGCATCGACATTCTTTGCAGCGAATGGTACGGCATCGGCCCCATCGTTCTCATTCCTGAACGACACGACTACCGGTCTGTATCTAAAATCAACAGCGGTCCTTGGATTGGCAGCAAACGGTACTCAGATGATTGCCGTCGACAACAGTAACCCGTCATCGCCACACGTTGACGTGACGGGTCTCTTGACTGCAACCTTAATCTCTGGCGGGACGTTTTAAATGGCTGATCAGCAGCCTATGGTATACACGCTTGGTACCAATGCAGGTATCAAGCGAGACGGCACCACATTCGAGTCCCGTGAGTATAGTGATGGGCTCTGGTGTAGGTTTCAGCGTGGTATACCCAAAAAGATGGGCGGGTATCAGCAGATGTTCCGTACGCCTAGCGGTATCCCGAGGGGCATGATTGTAAACCCGTACAACGGCGTTAACTACATGTTCATCGGGAACCAGAACGGTATAAACGTCTTTACATCGAGCACCAACCTTGGCATCGGTAGCGGCCCCTACACGGCCACCATCTATACAGGCTACTCTCAGCAGACTATCACATCAAATACTACGACCTCGATAACTATCAACAGCGGCACGACAAACCTGACGAGCCTATACCCTGCCGGGACCCAGATCGTATTCAGTCAGACTCCTGGTGCCACGGTGTACACAGTATCAACCTCGACATACTCAAGCCCCAACACGGTCGTAAACTTCAGCCCAGCCGTATCTGGATCGCCTACAACCGTATGGGTAGCCAATACATCATTCTCGGCAAACTCCAACAACCTGTGGCAGTTTGACCTGCAGTACAGCCCACTGGGTGGAAATCTTCAGGTCCTGGCTCACCCGGGTCAAAATTTGGGCAACATCGATAGTGGTATCCAGACCCAGGTACTGGTCGGTAACGTGCTGCCGGGATCGAATCAGTCGTGGAGCTTTTACGGACTCGCCGATACCGGCGGACAGAACCCCACTTACAAACCAGTATCAGTCGATGGCGGCGTGTGCGTCATATATCCATTCGTGTTTGTATACGGATCGAATGGGTTTATATCTAACAACAACGTCAGCACAACATACGGTCAGCAGACCCTGTACGATTGGAATGGGCCCCTGGCAAACCAGGTCAACATGGCCTCTAGTAAGATCGTCAAGGGCGTCTCTGTCCGTGGCGGTACCAACTCACCATCGGGCCTGTTTTGGGCGACTGATAGCCTAATACGTGCATCCTTTACGGCGGACGCAACACTCCCCTGGAGGTACGATATTCTTTCCAGCCAGATCTCAATCATGTCATCCAACTCAGTCGTCGAGATGGATGGCATATACTACTGGATGGGGGTCGATCGCTTTTACGCCTACAATGGTGCGGTCAAATTACTCGCAAACGACAAGAACGTCGACTGGCTATTTAACAACATCAACTACCAGCAGCGTCAAAAAGTTTGGGCGACAAAAGTCCCCCGCTACAATGAGATCTGGTTCTTCTATCCACGTGGCACCAATACCGAGTGCAGCGATGCAATTATCTACAACACCAAGGACGACCTCTGGTACGATGCAGGCAGCGCAGAGGGAGCACGCAGGTCTTGCGGATACACGACGGAGCTCTTGCCGTCACCAGTGTGGTGCGGCTGGGACTACACAGCAATATTTAGCAGGGCCTATACTGTACTAGCTACTCCTACTGGTCAGACGCCCGCCACAATCAGTCAGGTATATCTGGCCGGTAATCAGACGACTACATTCTACCCGGGTGCAGAGATCTCACTGAGCAATATCACAGGCGCAACGTCGTACGTCGTCGCATCAAGCTCTTTCATCTACAATACAAGTACCGAGTCTTTGGGCGGCGTGACGCTGGTGACGATAACCACGAGCTTTCCTACAATCATCGCTGCAGGAAAGTTGGTCTACTTCAACAACTCCGGGTACGGCGTCTGGCAGCATGAGATTGGCACCGACAAGGTTACGGATACAACCACTGAGGCGATACCATCCTACTTCACAACCTGCGACATTAGTTGGGTCGGAGGAAACCCGTCTCAGGATGCCTCACCGGGCGTAAACCTTCGCATGCACCTGACTCGTGTAGAGCCAGACTTCGAGCAGTCGGGCAACATGAACATGTATGTACTTGGGCGCAAGTTTGCCAGGGGCGATGAGGAGATTATGGGGCCATACACGTTTGGACCCAGTGATGGCAAGATAGATACACGCCTCGAGTACCGTGAGATGCGGCTCCAGTTTGAGTCCAACGAGGTCGGGGGCAACTACCAGATGGGTAGAAACCTCGTCACGGTAGAGTACGGCGACCAGAGGCCCTGATGACAATCCGGCAGAGTATTGTCATGCTGCCCCAGTTTGCCACCTGGGACGACTGGAATGGTGACCTGCTGCACTACTACGGCGAGGAGCCTATCCCTGTAGTCAAGGAGGATGACTGGCGTGAGGTGGCATTTTGTCTTATCAATTTGCCTACGTTTGTCAACTTTGCAATCCCGGGGCCCGGCGAGTTTGATCACTGGCAGGAGTGGGTCCGTGAGCTGATTGTCGCCGTAAATGGACCGACAATCTAGGGCAATTTAACCACAATTTTTGCATTAGTAGATATAGATGCAATAACAACGTAAAGAAGAGCACATGGCCTGGAGTTTCATAGACGACGGAAGTGGTGGCGGGTATTACTACGATAGTGATACCGGCGCAGTGTCGACCGATCCGAGCGTCATGCAGACGGCAAATACGTCAATCACTCCGGGCAATGTCGCAGCAGCCTACCAGCAGCTTACTGGCCAGGCCCCTACACAGGACTGGATCAACCAGACCGTAAACGCCTACCAGGGTGATCCAAACGCCACAGTGGCGAACGTGTTGAGGGACACGGCGACGGCAGCATCTGCGAGCGGGACGCCCTTCTCCAACGTGGCGGGGGATCCAAATAGCTTTTCTGCTGGGGCCCAGTACTATCAGAGCCAAGGATACGTTCCAGGTGGGACGACTTATGAAGGCGTCCCGACATCTTTTATTGATCCAAGCACGGGTAAAGTTGTTGCCTCTTATGGAGTGACTCAACAGGATCAGGGAGGCACACCAACATCATACGCATCCAATCAGTTTCAGTGGAACCCGACAAGTTCTTTGCCTCAGGGGTATACAACTGCTTTAGCTATCCCACAGACTGACTACAATACGGGCCTTTTGGATGCCTTGAAGGGTGTTGGGTTTGTGGCATCCGCTCTTGGTGGTGCTGCGGGGCTGGATGCGCTAACTGCGCCGACAATGGTTGATGCGCTAGGCATGACGCCCGGAGCATTTGATACGTCTGCATTGGCTGGCGGTACAACGGCCGATATAGGCACGACTAGCGCAAATGGTATTTATAATCAGTTAGTATCAAATTTGACTAATAATCCTGGCTACGATATTAGTCAAGGTACACAAGTAGCATCGAATGCTTTACCCGGGGAAACATCTTCTGTTACATTCCCTGATCAAACAGTGCCTGTAGATACTTCAAATATGAAGATCACGCTATACGGCACTATGGATGGTGCAGTCCCAACTGCTGTTGGAGGCGCTGCAGGGACGGGTGCTGGAGTGGGATCCCTTGCCGGTAGTACTACTGCGGGTGCGGGATCGCTTGCCGGTAGTACTACTGCGGGTGCGGGATCGCTTGCAGGCGCTGCCGCAGGCTCTGCCGCAGCCACAGCAGCATCACTTGGTATGTCAACTGCGGATGCCGTAGCTAATGGTTTAATGGACTCTGCGGGTAATTTGACAGAGACTGGGGCAAACCAGTTAATGGGGCCCTATAACAGCCCTATCGATGTACCAGCACCGACAGAGACGCCTGTAATACCCTCGGAACCCGTACCTACGGCACCTACACCTACAGAGCCCACACCTACAGAGCCCACACCTACAGAACCAACACCTACAGAGCCTGCTCCCCCAACGACACCAACTGATACAACGACACCTCCGACAGATACAACGACGCCAAGCACACCGAAAATACCTTCAATACCCAAAGTGCCGACGTCTACATCGACGACAACGCCCGCAGCCTCGACTACTGCTGCGGCATCCCCGTCGACAAGTAATGCACCGCCGGCCCCCGTTGCGAGCACCTTCGGTGGCGATATAGTCAAACAGTCACAGCCCTGGGAGTTTGCAAACCCGTCACAGCCATCGGCCGATTCACAACCATTGACACCATCTATGCTATCAAATTTATTCTCTCAGGAAGTATTCAACCCGGTATACGCCGCAAGTGGTGGGCAGCCCGGCATGCTTTCTGAGGAGCACGATGAGCCAACCTATGAGCATGAGCCAGAGTTTTACTCGACGGGAGGCCTCAAGCACTTATACGCCAAGGGTGGCGGAGACGGGACAAGCGACAGTGTTCCGGCCATGCTTGCTACGGGCGAATTTGTGTTGCCCGCACAAATTGTTTCCGATATAGGAAATGGGGATAATGAAGCGGGGTCTAAAGTTTTAGATAAATTTCTTGAAGTTATTAGACAACATAAGCGCTCTAATCCAGTGGATGAATTGCCTCCCGATTCATTAGGACCCCTAGAATATTTAAAAATGGCTTACAAAAAGGCAAATATATAAATGGATCGTGGGGCTAGGTATGATGCGATTCAAAATGGGTCAAAAACTTATTTTTCAGAAAAACCTTGCAAACGTGGGCATTTGTCGGAGCGGCATGCTTTAACCGGGTCCTGTATTGAATGCGTTAAAATAAATGCAAAAATACGATACCACAAAAACCCAAAACAAACTAAAATAAAAACTAAAGAAAAATACGTTAAAAATGCTGAAAAATTAAAACAAAAAAGAAAACAGTATTATCAAGAAAATATTGAAAAAGAAAGAGAATTAAAAAAATTAGCATCTAGAGAGTGGCGAAAAAATAATCCTGGAAAACGAAACGCTCTTAAGGCAAAATATAAAGCGGATAAATTACAAGCAACTCCTTCTTGGGTAGATTTAAAAGACATAGAATCTTTTTATATTGAGGCGCAAGAATTAAGTAAATTGCTGGGGGAATGGTATCACGTAGACCATATTGTTCCGTTAAGAGGAAAAAATGTTTGTGGGCTACATGTTCCTGGAAACTTACAAATATTAACAGCAATAGAAAATTTGCGTAAAAGCAATACATTTGAAACGAGGGCATAATGGCCGGATTATCAGACTTAACATCGACATCGTCGACAGTAACAACCAC